AATTCTATAAGCATTGTATGTTGTTGTAAAAGTGTTAGCAGGTAATGAAGCAGAACTTACTGCACTAAAACTAGTCGTATTTAAAAGCACCAAACCAGAAGTTGTTGTCGGAGCAATAGCCGTCCATGCTGATCCAGAATAATATTCAACTTGATTTGTATTATCTAAATAAGAAATCATTCCCTCAGTAAAATTTGCTGTACCAATTCCACTTGCCCTTGCTGTTGAATCGGCAAAGCGCATCACTGCTTGATCTTGAAGGTAGCCTTGAACTTGTGCAGCAGTTAAAACATCACCTGCTGAAAATGATTTGTAGCCTAAGCCTGCCATTTGTTTCTCCTTGTTAGAATCCTAGCGCACTTGTATCGAGGATTCCAAAGACCGTATCGTCAAGCACAAAGTTTGCATAATCTAGTGTGCTTAATCTTATTGTAACGGAATGTGAGATTGAATTTGTTCGGTGTTGGATTCCTGTAATTTGTGCGTATTTGTTGATCTGTGATCCAATGTTATTTGGTGTGAACTTGACTTGTATAACATCAGTGAGTTCTAGTGAAAGCACATTGTTTTGTTGCGCTGTGCTTAGGTTTGCCATTTCTAATTCGAGTGCTTCGAATCTGTATTCTGGTTCTGAATATCTTGTTAATAGATATTCGGCTAGTAAATCTGCGTCTGCGTCTGTGTTTAAAAGCAATCCATCTTGGTCTAGTGTTGATATTCCGTATTGATTTTGTGAGTCTGTGTCATTTGCCACTTGGGTAGTGCCGTTAAGTCGTGTTATGGTTATTCGGTTGTAGAGTTGTTCTGATCCGTAAACAACTTGCAAGTTATTGAATGGAATGCCTGTGCCGTCATCTGTGAATGATTGAATTCCGGATGATGAGAGTGGTTGCAATCTTTCTTGAAAGTTAAAATAACCGTTTTTTCCAATGAATATGGATCCTGGTTCGGAGAAGTTTACGATCTGCAGATAATCCAGCACATTTGTTCCCTGATCAACCACGTCTGCTTGTAGTGTGGCTTGTCCTGTGTCAATTACTCTTGTATTTGCAGGCCATGCAACTTCGCTTCTATCGAGCACGGCTGTAATTCTTGTTCCTGTTGTTTGACTGATCGCTGTGTGAGCGCTGAGTGTTTGTGTTGCGAGCAATGTGAATCCATCTGAGGCGATCGCTACGGCTTGATTATCTCCACTTGGCTGGTATAGCAAATTCCAGTCGTCAATCAATCCTTGGAATACTGCTGTTCCGTTGCTTTGGATTCTTATTTCTCTGTGTGGGATTATTTGTCCATAGTATGGGCTGCTTGTGTTCAATGGATCAAAAGTTCTTGCTCTGTTGTCCAAAAGTGCGCTCGCTTGTCCTGCGCTGTATCTATCTAGTTCTCGGCTTTTGCCTCTGTCGACTTGGACGCCTAATAAATATTCACTGACGTCATAAAATAATGATCCACCTAAAACAAATTCTGTGTTATCTAGCACTCCTTGAACTGAATCATCTAATGTAAAGAATGGTCCACCGAGACTTGATAAATCAAATCCAATTTCGACTGTGGTGTTTGGTACGGTCATTTATGCGCTCGCAAATACTGGTCCGGATGATCTTTCGTATCTTTTGATTGCGTCCACAATATCTTTTCCTACTTGTGATCCGTTTGTTCCTATTCCTGCGTTTACTGTGATGTTGTATGTTGCGCCCATCATTTTTGATGTTTTGCCTGTGAGTGGAACAATTGCTTCTGGTCCTGCTTCACCGATCAGAGCATTTGTTGGTCCTGTTACAATTCCTCCTTTTGCTAATCTTGAAAATCTTGCAAGACCATATTTTCCTGATTCGTCTGGAGGCAGAACAGTTGATATTTTGCCTGTGTTTTTTATAGTTGTTCCGGCTGTTGTTTTTGTTGATGTTTTTGTTTCTGCTACTGGGGCTGTGAGGCTTGCTCTTAACCTGTCTAGTTCGGCTCTTGCTGCTTCCAGTGAGGCTTTAATTCCTGCCACTAATGCTTCTCCTTGTTGCACGCCTTGTTGGTAGAAAGTTTCGGCTCCTAGTTGTCCTACTGTGTTGGCTACTGTGTTGACTGCTTCTAGGAGTGTGTTGACTTGGTTCACAATTGTGGATCCACCAGTTATCAGTTGATCTGCAATCAGGGATCCTGCTTCGAATCCACTGTCTAGTAATTCTCTAATTCCTCTTTCTGATAGTCCAAGTTGAATTAGTTGTTTGATTTTATCTGCAAATGTTGTTGCTTTTTCTGCTTGACTTGTTATTGCTTGCAAAAAGTTTTCTGTTTCGATTGCTGCTGCAAAGTCAACCACGTCCGTCACTGATCCTGAAATAGTATTTCTTAGATCATCAAATTTTCCTCTAACCGAATCGAGTGCCGATTCTGCTTTACTCAAAGATTCTTGCAGATTATTTGTTATTGATTCTTGCACTTTTATGTTGCTATTTATCAGTGCTTTTTCGGCATCTGACAACCCTTTGGTTGCTTTTGTTGCTTTTTCAAGTGTAGGAATCATGTTTGCTGTTGCAGATTTGTAACCATAAACTTTTTCAGCAAGAAGTTGGTATCTATCTCCTGCTAGTTTATTTGTTTCTGCTAGTTCTCTTGTTTGATTTCCAACATCAGCAATAATTCCAAAGACTGTAAATCTTTTTATGACTTCGCCAAAAAGTCTGCCAACATTACCTAATGCTTCGACCCATCTAGCAAGCGATGGATAATCCTCATCTAATCGTCTGCCAAAATCTCTAAATTGATTTATGACTGTTGCAACACCAACAATTACATCTGCTATGTAATCTGCGATGCGAAGCAGGGCTTGTCCAACTAATCCTGCTGCACCTCCTGGATCTGTAAAACTTTCTAGGGCTTGTATGAATCCACCACCAATAATTTCTTTTGCTTCTTGAAAATATGAATTGAGGATATTCATTTGCCCACCAAAAGTTTGGGCTGCTGCTGTTGCTTGTCCTGTGAATTTAGTTGCTAGCGCTCCTGTGATTGTGTCTAAATCTTTTGTTTCCAAAACTGTTTTGCTCAAACCAACGCCTAGTCTTTGCAGTGCTGTGAATTGCCCTCCGGCTGCCTTTGATAAGGCCGAGGTGACGCTTTCTAAATCTTTTCCGGTTCCTGCACTAATGTCTAATGCTAAACTTAAAAGTTTTTGTGATTTTTCAACATCGCCAGTTGCTAAAACAAGTCTGTTGAGGGCTGGTCTTAATTGGTCATCGAGCACTCCTGTGCTGAATTGTGTTTCTCTAATAAAACTTGATAGTCCTGATATTTGTGCAGAGGTTGCGTTTGTTGTATTGCGTATGGATCTTTCTAATTGAACTTGGGCTTTCTGATCCTCCATCGCTCCACGAACGCTCGCTGCAAAAAAAGACACAACTTGTTTTGCTGCAAATACTGTTGCGAGTGTTCCACCAAGTTTTTTTGTTATTCCATCAAATGAAGTGATGCTTTTCGTGGCTGCATTGACGCCTTTAGGATTCCATTGGGAAACAATGGGAACAATAATTGCCATATTTTATTTCACAATCCTTTAGGGTTCTTTGCTAATTCTACATTCTTTGCGCTTGAATATTTGTCAATTATTTTTATTATGTCATTGTTTAGTGTGGGAACGTATCTTTCGACTGCTGGGTAGACATAGCGAGATGCTGCTCCTGGTAGGTTTTCAATCATTTTTTTTCCAGATGCCGTGTTCCCGTTTGATTTTCTGCCTGCCATATCTTGTATTTGTACGGCTGTGTTTTCGGTTCTGATGGACACTAGGCTTGTTTGTCCTGGTCTTTTTCTTAGATTTATTTTTCCGAGTACTCGTATTGGTCCACCCCAGCCTGTCCTGCCGTCATGGTTGAATCCGTCCAGTGGTGAGACTCTTGGAATATTAGATTTAATTTTTGAGTAGAGTGGTTTTAATTCATTGATGATTTGTGATCTGACTTCTTTGTATAATTCTGGTTCAACTTTTTTTAAGTCTCGCAGCATTTGTTCAGCGCCTACTACAATGCTTTTTTCCATTTTATCGTGGCCTGTTCTGTTCAGTTGTTTTCCAGCGCAGATACATTCCCATGGTGTGGAGCATGCGATCGCTTTCTTGTAATAAAAGACTTGGTGCGATTCCTGTTTCGCATGAAAGATATGCGATCCACCAGTGTGTGCTAGTTTCACCTAGCCCTTTTATTTTGGGTCTTGATCGCTTACTTCGATGGATTCAACATCGTCCAACCACTTGTCAAAATCTTTTGTTGTTTCTTTGCGTCTGTTTTCGCTGTGCCAGGCTAGCCACAACAGATCAGTTAACTTGAATTCTTGTTCAAGTCTTGCGACTGATCTGTTGTACTTTTCCTCAAAAGAAACTAGATCCTTTGCAGAACAAACAATTTCTTTGCTTGGTCCTGCTGAATACTCAATGCGCAGATTGATTTTCATTTAGGCGCTCGTTCCTCTTGTGACTGTGCCACTTGTTGGCCAAGAGA